GCTTGAATTAATTGTTGATGCCATTATACGACCACCCATTTAGAAGTTGACGGAACAGTTACAGCTACACCACCACTAATAGTAACTGGACCAGCAGATAACGCATTGTAACCTGTAGGAATAGTGTAGTTAGAACCTACGGTTGCGTTGTTAACAAATAAACCATTAGTAGCACTTAACTGTGGTGCGAAACCTGTATTATTAGCATCTTGATGAACAGACTTTTCTGCAGCGTAAGTACAGAATACATCTGATGTGCCAGATAAGGTAATGGCACTACCACTATTGCTAGATTCTAATACAGTATCACGAGACAAAGTAGTACCACTTGCTGTGTATGTGCCTATACCTACTTCCCAGTCATTACCTGATACGAGTGTGTAGAAAGTTGTATTTCCATCACCAATTACAGAAAACGATTGGAAACCAGTAGACGCACCTGCAAGGGTAACTGTACCTGTGCCAGTAGTCGTGGTCGTTTCTTTGACTCTATCTTTTACGACAAGTGCCATGACTTATCCTTATGCTAATGTTACAGTTAGGTTGCCTGATGTGATTTTAAATATGTCACCACTATCAATAGTTTTAGAACTGTCTAATGCAGTATGGTATAAAAGATCACCACTAGCAGAATCATTCCAAATACCAATATGAGTTACAGTACCCCATGATGCAGTTGCAGTAGGGAATGTAACATCGGCATCGGTTGCTACAGAACCTGATGTACCTGATGCAGTTGCAAAAGAAGCAGATGTTCTAGCGTAAGAACCACCTGATACTTCTGTACCTGTACCAGCATCTGTTGGGTCTGCTGTGTGTAATGAAATATACGGTGTTGCTACTGTTGTAAATGCAGTATTGTTAAGTGTTGCGTTTAACAATGCTGCTTCTAAATAATCTGACATTTCAGCCATAATGTTTTCCTTATCTTGTTGTGACGTTTAATGAAGCACCTGAGAAGGTAGCACCCTTATCATTTGCTTTAATGTTTGCTAATGCTCTGTCATATAAACTGCCCCATACAGCGACTCTTTCATCATTCATCAAGTAGGGTTCAGCTTCTGCTAGAGTTGCATACAGTAAAGCATCTGGAAAATATGCTAAATAGATATTAGAGGCAGTTGATGTGTCTATAAAGTCTGGTTTAGCATAATAGAGCATCTGCACAGTTCGTGAACTATCAGGAGTTGGTGCGAACTGAAACTCGGATGCTAATAGTGTAAAATACTTCGGAATACCTGAAGTATGTGTTAATTGGTTTCTAAAAAACTTGTCTGGTGTTTGAAATTCTAATTGATAAACAGGATTTCCTTGTATATGCAAATCTCTTAACTGCAAGAAGTCAGTAGGAAACGCAATCGTAGCATCACCAGATGTTGTCGATGCAGTTGCCACTTTTAGCATTTCTTGCACTCGTAGATCACGAGATAATCGTTCTTGTGCGAGTTCTATGAAGTCAGGTATAACAGAATCTAGGTCTGTTCTGGCTAAATAGTTCTTCACCACAGTCACAAATGCTGTGTAATTAGTGAAAGCCATTTATTATCCTTTTTTAACGAATACCATGTAACCATTGGGCATGGTTACTTGTCTTATAATTTCAAATCTTTCTTTGATTTTGGGTTGCCACCAGTCAAATGGTTGCTGTATTAGATGTGCATTTCTGCCATCTGGAAGTGTTTTTACTGCTGGACCAGTATGTATTGTAAAAAAACCATACTTGTCTGTTACTCTTTTTAAATCATCAAGCACATTGTCTAATAACTCAGGCTCAATATGTTCTAAAACATCTATACAGGTTACAAACTCACATGGTTCAGGCTCATTAGCATATAATGGATTGCTAGGTTCATATGCTTTGTAATTTACTTCGGTTTTTAATGCCTCTTTTAACCGAAGTTTACCTGCACCATAGTCGAGTAAGTCGTTTATTTTAAATTGAGTAATAATATCGTCAACAATAGATGCAAATTGTAATGATGCGACTCCGTAATTAGGATTCTCATGCAATTCACGTTGCATTTCTCTGTATTCTTCAGATATTAAGTTGCTCAATGACTTGTTTCCATGTTTTATCGTTTTGATGCACTAAACGCATATGGTCATACCAAACCATTTCTGGTCTTGCATATCGCCATTGATGCCATTTAGGCACTAAACAA